TAGTACCTCGGTATGGTCTGCCACGTCAGGCGGATCGTCTGGCGCGAGTGTGCCTGGGTCCGGCGACAATGTATATCTGGATGCCAACTCCGGGGCAATTACACTGACGTTGGACGCCAGCGGGAAGACTTGCCGGGATTTCGACTGTACTGGGTTCACAGGCACGCTGGCCTGCGCCGGCGGTTACTACTCGCTCAATGTGTACGGCTCGCCCACCCTCGTCAGTGGGATGACGATGGGGTCGGGCACAAGTACCATGAATGTTTATCTGGTAGGCAGCGGGTCTTGCGCGGTCATTGCCGCCGGAAAAACTTGGAATACTCTCCTATGTGACGGCCCCTCGGCGATAGACCAGCAGGATGCGCTGTCGCTTGGGAGTGAATTACAGCTGCGAAAAGGCGTGTATACGTCTGGCGGTAATGCTATTACCGCTGCGAAAATAAAACTCGGTGGTACTGCGATCAATGCACGCACGCTGGATCTATCTGGCAGCACGATCACCCTCACAGCGAGCGGTACGAACGCAATCGACAATTCGGCTGATACCAACCTCACTGTGGTTGGCGATGCCAGCACCACCATCACCACAACCAACTACAACGCGGTGATAGCACTCGGCACGAATGAGGACTGGACCAGCGTAGAATGGTGGCAGATCAAATCGTCCGGCGGGACCAATCGCCCACAGTTTACCGGCGATGGAGCGCAGATAAGCGAGTTGAAGTTGGACTCCGCTGGCGGGCAGTATTTCATCGACTGTAATTTGACAATCGGCACACTCACCAAATATGCAGGCACGCCGAAATTACTATTCACTGCTGGCGACACGCTCACTGTCGGGGCGGTGAATTGCAATGGCACGGCAGGTAATCTGATCATTGTGGATCTCTACACGGGATCAGGGCAGCACACATTGGCCAAGAGCGGCGGCGGAACGATCGGCGTGGATTACTGGAATATTCAGGACTCTATCGGCAGCCCCGGCAGCACGTTCTATGCCGGGACCCACTCGACCAATTCAGGGAATAATACCGACTGGACGTTTACGGATCCGCCGAGCGGCGGGCAAACCATCACCCTCACCTCGGGCATTGCCTCTGCGGAAACTTTCGGCGGGCTGACCCTAAGCCCCGGCGCGGTGACGCTGAGCCTCTCCGGTCTGCCCACGGCGGAGGCCTTCGGCGCTGCCACGGTCACGCCGGGGTCAGTCGCGATCACGCTGGCGGGCATCGCCAGCGCCGAGGCCCTCGGTACGCCCGCGCTGAACCAGGCACTGAATATTATTCTCTCATCCATCGCCAGCGCGGAGGCCGTCGGCTCGCCGGTCCTGACCCCTGGGGCCGTGGATCTGATCCTGTCCGGCCTGCCCTCGGAGACGGCCTTCGGCGCGCTGGCCGTGCAGCCAGGCGCGGTCGCCGTGCTCACCTCAGGCATTGCGAGCGGCGAGGCCTTCGGGGCCGCCCTGGTCGCGCCAGGCTCGGTGGTTCTGTTGCCGTCTGGCATCCCCACCCAGGAGGCGATCGGCGATCTGGCCGTATTCCCTGGCGCTGTGGTCATCTCGCCCGCGGCGATCCCCAGCCTGGAGCAGTTCGGCAACATCATCCTGATCGGCGGTGACCAGATCCTCGGCTATCTCATCGCCGAGCAGGAGGCGCGCGCCGCGCTTGCGGGCACGGGCGCGACCGCCCCGGCGCTGGAATCCGAGGGCGAGATCCTCGTCGGCCTGCGCGGCCGTGTGGTGACCGGTGATGTCTGAGTTATACCTCGACAACAGCAACCTGCTGGAGCTGCGCGGGCTGAAGGACACCGTGACGGACGCCTACATCAACGACGCCGTGGTATCCGCCACGGTGCGCGACAAGAACGGCGACCTGGTGACCGGTGAGACCTTCCCCAAAACCCTGAACTATATGGCCGCCAGCAACGGCGTATACCGCGCCACGCTCGCCGCGGCGCTGGTCATCGTCGCGGGGGAATTCTATGAGGTGAAGATCGCCGCGGTGGGTAACAGTTTGAACGGCGCCTGGACCGAGCAGGTCGAGGCCAAGCAGAGGAGATTTAATCAATGAGCAATGCACTCTACGACAAGGGCCGTGAGGGATTTCTCGACGGCTCAATCGACTGGGACACCGACAACATCAAGGCGGTGCTGGTGGATACGGCGGATTACACCGTGAACCTGGCGACGCACGACAACCTGGACGACATCCCCGGCGCGGCGCGCGTGGCGACCTCCGGCAACCTCGCCAGCAAGACCGTGACCAACGGCGTCGCCGATGCCGCGGATGTGGCACTCTCGGCCGTGTCCGGCGATGTCTCCGAGGCGATCGTGCTCTACAAAGACACCGGCACGGAGAGCACCTCGCGCCTCATCGCCTATATCGATTCCGCAACCGGGCTGCCCGTCACACCGAACGGCGGGGACATCAACATCGTGTTCGACAGTGGCGCGAACAAGATCTTCAAACTCTGATTGAATGTCGCTCTCGCCAAGACGCCAAGCACGCGAAGAAAACAATGAGGAATGTTCAAAACACGTTTACCCCTTGGCGTTCTTTGCGGCTTAGCGAGAAAAAATCTATCTCAAAATAGGAAATAGTGACATGAAAAAAACTGATCTGGAAAATATGAGCCTGGACGAACTCTCCGATCTGAACGCCGGGTTGATGCGACAGAAAGAGGCCGTCCGCGCCGAGCAGTTGCGGGTGAATGAGGTCATCACGAAGAAGACCCAGGCGGAGCGCCTGGCCCGCGAGCTCGCCCGCGTGAGCAAAACTCTCGGCGTGCCGGTGCAGGAGATCCTGGCCAGCGGGATTGCCTCTGAGGAGAAGGTGGGCGACTGATGCCGCCGCGCTCCAAAATCCTCTCCATCCCCAAGGAACTCCAGGAGGAATTGAACGCCCGCCTGGTCGCCGGCGGGTTCAAGGATTATGAAGCCCTTGCCGCATGGCTGAATATCGAGCTGCAAGCGCGGGATCTGGAGTTGCGGGTATCGCACATGGCGATCTACCGGCACGGAACGAAGTTCGAGGAGCGGCTGGAGCGCCTGCGGCTCGCCACCGATCAGGCCAAGGCCCTGGCCGACGGGGCGGAGGACGATGAAGGCAAGATGGGCGATGCCCTGGTACGCCTGGTGCAGGAGCGGCTCTTTACGCTGCTGATGGAGATGGGGGATATCGATCCGAAGAAGGTGAATATCTCCGGGCTGCTGAAGGGCATTGCCCAGATCACCAAAGTATCCATCTCCCAGAAACAATGGATGGTGGAAATTCAGGAAAAAACCAAGGCGGCCGCTGAACGTGCGACGGGAGTTGCAAAACGTGGGGGCTTGTCAGCCGATGCCGTGGACGCCATCAAGCGTGAGATCCTGGGGATCTCGCAGTGACACCAGCCTTGAACCCGATTGCCAAAGCGATCGGCGATCTGCTGCTGTCCTATCAGAAAGCGTGGGTTGCTGATCCGGCAGAGGTAGCCGTATGGGAAAAGTCACGGCGGGTCGGCGCGAGCTGGACGGATGCGGCCGATTCTGTGCTGACTGCCGGGAAAGAAGGCGGCGAGGACTCCCTCTATATCGGCTACTCAGAAGACATGACGCGGGAATACATCGACGATTGCGCGATGTGGTCGCGCGCGTTCCAGTTTGCCGCCAGCGCCATGCAGGAGACCCTGTTCGATGACGTGGGCAAAAATGGCGATATCCGTCAAATTAAAGCCTTCCGCATTGATTTTGCGAGTGATAAAAAGATCCTGGCGCTCTCCTCGCGGCCACGCTCCATCCGTGGGAAGCAAGGCAAAGTGACAATTGATGAGGCTGGCTATCACGATGATATTGCCGGGTTGATTAAAGCGGCAATGGCGATGCTCATCTGGGGTGGTCGCGTGCGCATTATCAGCTCGCATAATGGCGAGGACAATCCGTTCAATTTACTGGTGAAAGAGATCCGCGCAGGGAAGTCACCATATAGCCTGCATCGCACAACCTTTGATGAGGCTCTCGCCGCCGGCCTGTTCGAGCGCGTGAGATTAATATTGGGATCGCGTCTAAAGGAGCGGAATCAGGAAGAGTGGCGAGCCAAAATATATACCCACTACGGCGATGACGCAGGCGAGGAACTGGATTGCATCCCGCGCATGGGCTCAGGCACGTATATCCCCAGAACGGTTGTTGAGCGGTGCCAGAGAGACGGGATCCCCGTGCTGAGAT